CTCTACGGAGTTGTCCCGGATTATGACGCTCGGCGGTGGTCGTGGTGCCAACCAATCGGTTATCAATGAGGTGAAGTCTCAGACCACTCCGAATGCTGGGGATACGAACATGACCGCAGCCTATAAGATAGCTACTGCGGCCCAGATTGCCCTGACCCGGCTGAAATCCACTCCCGACCCAGCTGACCCGAAGGTTCGAGCAAACTGGGAGGAGACGGTGAAGGAACTGGAAGCCTACCCGAAACCTGATGATATCCTCGCCGCAGCCTCTGGGAAACAGAAGAAGCAACTGCAGAGCATGGAAGGGAACTACAGGAAGCTGCTCAATACGGTCAGGGATAGCGCTGATGGGGATTCGGCTGCCCCACTTCCCGGTGGTGGTGGTCCTGGTAAAGGTAATTCCGCACCCCCGTTGCCAGCTGGTTGGACTGTTACTGCACATTGAGGATTTATGCCCGATTTCACTCTAACATCACCAGAAGGTAAGAGCTATACGGTTAGCGGACCTGAAGGGGCTACGAAAGAACAGGCCTTCCAGGTGCTGCAACAGCAACTCTCTGCTGGCACGGCAAAGGAAGCGACTCCAGAACCCACCGCTCCTACTGATCATAAAGGTCGGATGGACGCTGCTATTAAGGGGCTGAAGCCTGACCTCAAGATGGATGCTGAAGGCAAACCCGTCCCTACCCCCACAGTCAAATCGGCTCTGGAGGCTATTGGTACTTCCACAGCCTTCGGCGGGGCTCTTGGGGCAGCCTCCCCTGAAATTCTCACTGGAGCTGGCTATGCGCTTAGCTTTATCCCTGATGTTGGACCGACGATCGGTGCGGCTCTCATGGAAGCGGGCACGGCAGCTAGAGCTTCCAGGCTTGCCTATGCCGGGTCCGGGGCTCTGTCAGGACTCGTTGGGGAGGCTGGGGGGCAGACAGCAGAGGCCGCAGGAGCCTCTAAGGGAACCGCAGATGCAGCTAGATTGGTTGGAGGGATGGCAGCAGGTCCGGGGATAGCACTGGCAGCAAAAGCAAAAGGGTTGTTCGGGGCAGTGGCGGAGAAATTGGGGCTGATGGCTGCTACGGATGCGAATGTGGGGAAGGCTGCGGCAGCTCTCAGAGGTGTTGAGGATGCTGGAGTGCCTGCGAATGCGCTGCACCAGACCTTACAGCAAGGAGCCGACGCGCATATCCAGGATGCCCAAAAAGCTGGTGAGAAAGTGATGGCTGATGCACGGCAGAGAGCTGCTGATGTGGGATCGCAGGATGCTAAAGCGGCGCAGAAGGTTCTCGATGATGGGAAGGCTCGCGCGAATCAGATCGTCGCTGAGGCGAAGAAACGGGCAGCGGATTTGAATAAGGCATCTGGAAATCGGATGGCTACCGCTGGAAAGGTGCTGGCACAAGCAGAGCCCTCGCTGAGAGTTGTTGGGCAGCCGAGAGAGATCTCGGATATCGGTAAGGAGTTGCAAACGGCTGTCTCGCAGGAGCATCAGGCAGCACTGGATGCCCGAACCCAAGCCTACAACAACCTGAAAGATCAGCGGGATTCTATAGTAAAGAGCAAGGAACAGGCTGGGAAGACGGTCGAGCAGACTGAAGGGATGAAGGATCTGAAGAGCTATATCAAGGGGAAGGTAGATAGCAGCGCATCTCCACGACAGACTACGGATCAGGGAACCCTTCGGGTGTATGGGCAGGTGAATGAGGCCCTACAGAACCCTTCCTTTGAGGCACTGGATCAGGTGCGCAGGAAGCTGGGGGATGTGTTAGGTGGGAGAGATGTGGAAGGATATTCGGCAGTCGGTAAGGACGTAGCAGGGAAGCTCTACGCGAAGATCAGCGACATTCAAAAGGAATTTGTTGGTAAGGATGCTGCGGGCACCAACCTTCAGCAAATGATGCAGGAGCAATATCATGATGCGTCGCTGGGACTTAGAAAGTTTGGCACGGGTGCAGGTGGCAAGGCAGCAGCGATTGACCGAGTTGACCCAGAGAGGTTCGCAGCAGACCCAGCCGGAGTCCCCAAGCAGTTCTTCTCTAGCCAGCAGTCAGTACGTGATCTCAAGGAGCTCACCGGAGATTCGGGACTGGTGCAACGGGCAGGGAGCTCTTACGTTAGTAGCCAATTACGAGGGATGTCATCAAAGCAGGTCACCCAATTTGCTCATAAGAATTCGGACTGGATTAGGGAAGTGCCTGGATTATCTAAATCGGTAGCGGACTATGCAACGAGACTTGGAAAAATTGAAGCGACAGCAGCAAAGGCTGGCGCGAGCGCGGAAGGACTGGCAAAAAGGGCAGGAGCTATCCTACCGGAAGCGGAGGCAGGCGCAGCGAAGGAAAGGGCAGATGTCGTTAGCAGAGTCGGAAAAATGGGAGAAGGCTCGGTAGATACCCAACAGAGAGTGCTGCAGGAAGGAGGGAAGGCAGCGGAACAGGCTACGAAAGCAGCGGCTGCGCCGGCAAGCAATCTGAAGGCTATTCTGAATGGCGGGGAACGGCCAGAGGCAGTGCGGGATCTGCTGCTGAATGGCAAGCCAGAGCAGACCCGGCTGGCAGCTAGGATCAGCTCGCAGACCCCTGAAGGAAGGAAAGCCCTGGAAGGTAGCGTTCGGCAGATCACGGCTGATATGAAAGAAGGGACGCTGCAGAAACAGTGGAACGAGCGGTTGAAGCCGATGCTCACGGATGGGAAGATGCTGACACCAGACAGGATGAAGGCTCTCACTAAAGACGTGGAGGGGCTGTTGAAAGCCTACTCAGGGAAGCCTCCGGTGACGATGGTGCAGAGGCTTATTAATGGGGCGATTGCATCGGCGGGCGGGAACTACATCGGGTCAGATTCCCGTGAGGGTAATTAACCGCTATTACTATTTTGTAATCCCGGTGAGAAATCACCATAACCAGTAAGAAAAAGGAAACTACTATGCTAATCCATCTGTTAATTGTTGTGATTGTTCTTGCAATTATCTATTACCTGATCACAACCCTCATCCCACTGCCAGCTCCCTTCAGAACAATCGTCAACATCATCTTCTGCGTGATTCTGATTCTGGTCCTGCTGCAGCTATTCGGATTTGCCCCTGGCTACTCTAGGGGGATTTTCTAGCCAAGATGGAGGCACCGCCTAGCGGCTCGCGAATCGGAGGGGTACTACCGGAGCGGAGGGTTGCCTTCGGGGGAGTGATGGTAGGGATTCGCGAGCCTCAATTGATTTCCACCCATGCCCACCAGCCCCAATTCTTCTCTGTTATAATCTCCAGCAATACATAACGCAGGAGAAGACCATGACCACATTCACCGACCATGAATTAGTCTTGATGCTCACGGAAGATAAGTGCCAAACGGCCTGGGAATTGGGCTTTATAGCAGCGATGAGGGGCAAGCTAGAATTCAAAGGAAGGGATTTTGACTTGTCTCGAAAGCAGAGAGCACTTGTTCGGGATATTTTGTTCTGTCCGAATAGGGCTCATGTGTCCCGAAAGCGCAAACAGGAAGCTGAGAAGAGGTCGGCAGAGCAGGCTCGACGGAGGGCTCTCGATGCTAAATTAGAGGCCAGCCGATTGGAGAGGGTTTTGAGCGAGAATTACTATTGATTAATCCCGGTTGAAAACTCCCTGATGGTCCTAGGGAGTCTCCCCTACCTACAATTTTTGCCACTCCCCTTATAAGTAAGAAGTGACAGCTACGCTGTAAGTAAGAACCAACCCCTACTATATCTATACCTCCCTCCGCCCCCACCCGCCACCTGGTATGGTACAGGTGGTTTTGCATGATGTCAATAGGTTGGTCGGATTTATTTCGCCAAATTCGTTTTCGACATACATTACTTTTTGTTAATCCCGGTTGAAAACCCCGAGCGTTAGCGAGAGTCCCCCACCTCCCTATGCAATTCCCCTTCAGCGACCTGCTACCCCCTCCTTGCTGCTACAATCCTTCCCATCGCGCGCACGCAGCTACTCTTATAAGAAGTTGCGGTAGCAGCTTGCCACATTGTAGGGTCTCTCGCTACGCTCGGGCTTACTAATGAAGATCTTGTTAATTGATAGCTCCGCATTCTTTCTGGACTTCGCCATGCGTTGCGAGGCCCAGGGGCATGACGTCCGGGTGTGGGTCGCCCCCGATGAGAAGACCTTCGAACGGGTTTCCATTGGCGACGGGCTAGTCAGAAAGGTCCCGACCTGGGAAGGCTCTATGGCATGGGCAGACCTCATTCTAGTAAGCGACAACTGCCGCTATATGAAGCGGCTGGAAGGCTACCGACAACGCGGGTTTCCTATATTCTCGGCGAATGTTGAAGGTACTTCCTGGGAAATGGACCGGCTGAAGGGGCAGGAAGTGCTGGAGCAAGCCGGGATTGGCTGCCTCCCCTGCATTAAATTCTCCAATTGGGATGATGCAATCTCCCAGCAGAAAGCCCATTTGGATGTCCGTTATGTCTGCAAGCCCTGCTCGGACGTGGATAAAGCCCTCAGCTACGTCAGCAAGTCCGCGAAAGACATGATCTTCATGCTCCAGCATTGGAAGCGGACGATCAAAAAGCCATGCCCGTTTATCTTTCAGGAATTCTGCCCTGGAATTGAAGTGGCTGTAGGTGGCTGGATGGGTCGCAACGGCTTCCTCGGGCATGTCCTGGAAAACTTCGAATTCAAGAAACTGATGAACGAGGAGCGTGGGCCCAACACTGGTGAAATGGGAACGGTGATGAAGTACGTCCCCTTTGCAGAGAGCAAGTTGGCTATGGAATTACTAGCTCCTGTAGAGGCAGCTCTAATCCGATCCGGCTACACTGGATACATCGATGTGGCGGTGATGCTCGGAACAGAAGGTCCGCGTAAGGGCCTGCTCAACCCACTCGAATTCACCTCCCGGCATGGCTGGCCCCTGTTCCTAATCCAGCAGGTCCTCCACCATGACGTAGCTAGCTGGATGAAAGATGCTGTAGATGGTCGGGATACATTTCAACCTTCCGATGAGATTGCTCTTGGGGTGTTCGTAGCGATGCCGGACTTCCCCAACCACCATCTTAAGGAAGACCAGCTGTCTGGCTTCCCTGTCTGGGGCATCACCAAAGAGAACCGTTATTTTTTCCATCCCTTCAATATGAAGCTTGGGGAGGGGATTGATGATAAGGGAGCGACGTGCGCCATGATGGTGACGGCGGGGAATGCTATCGCTACGGTAACGGGTGTCGGTAGGACCGTGGAGGAGGCGAAAACCGACGCGTATGGCCATCTTTCGGAGTTGGAGATTCCCAATTCTCCTATGTACCGGACCGACATCGGCGACCGGCTCCGCGACCAACTCCCCATCCTGCAGAAGCATGGCTACTGCACTAGCTGGAACTACTAACAAATGGCTAATTACCTAGTACTGCCGCCAGTACCTCCTGCAGGAGTTGATGTGAAATGGCTGCAACAACTCCAGGCAACTGTAAACTGGAATTTCAACGCGACGGCAACCAGCGCGAAGAGGCCCGCTAACGCGGTGATTGGGCAGCATCTCTTTGATACGACCATCAATCAACCTATCTGGTGTAGATCCCTGAACCCTCCGGTATGGGTCAACGGAGTCGGGACAGTGGTTTAAGTGGGTTTTCGACATACATTAACTTTTTGTAATCCCGGTGAGAAACGAAAATGCCAGTTGGCGAAGCCGATTTCTACAAGTCAGGTGAGTGGAATTTCACCTGTGACCTATGCGGACGTAAGAATAAGTCCGGCATGGCTATGTTCACTTGGAACGGCTTGTACGTTTGTCGGCATCACAAAGAGGTCCGCAATGAGCAGGATTTCCTTCGTGGTGTGAAGGATGACCAGTCTGTCCCTTGGTCTCGCCCATACCATCCCCCGCGCTGCGACACAACCGAGTTCCCCTACGTGGAGTTTTGCACTCTGCAAGGCGAGAACGCCATCCCCGGCTTCGCAATCCCCGGCTGCTCCATCCCTGCCTTCGTCAACACCGCTTTCTACCCGTCCATCCAGCAGTACCGTGGCTGGGCGATTCAGGACACCTATGGCTGCCCGATTCTCGATACCAATGGTCAGATGATCTACCCTCCAGGCACCCCTTCTTCTACCAATCCTCCGCGCCCTGGCGGCCCGGTCTATCGACTCGATATTGATTTTATTCTTGACGTGAGTACCTTAGGATGAAAAAACTTCTTTTAGTAGTGCTGGTACTTTGGTCGGCAGTTGCCAGTGCCCAATTCACCCCGGGACAGGTGCTCACTGCGGCAGAACTCAACAGCCAGTTCGCTCTGTACGCTCCGCTGATCGGAGCTGCCTTCACGGGCCCCGTCGC